TCTTTATAAATTTCACAAAGATCACCCTCTGATAACGATTCTGTGACATTATGAACTCCTTCAGACGCTGACAGCGCATCGGTCTTAATTTCACTTATTCGCTGTAAGTAACTAACGTGCTTCATCTTATTGGCAGCATGTTGCTCCAATATTTCACAGATGACTTGCTGGTAGTTTAAAACATCTCCAGTCTCTTTATACGTCATTAAGTCTACTTTGACAAATTGGTAAGCATTTAGATCTACAGCAGAAGTAACTTTGGATGTGTCTAGCCTATAGGACCAATGATCTGGATCGCCAGTTGTCTTTCTATATCCTTCAGCAGGAACTACATCGTAACATAAAGTTATTCTTCTTTTTAAAGCTTCTGTGTTCTTGATGGATTTAAACTCAAAATACTTAGTGTTAGTGTTCAATAAAATCACCTCAGAATTGAAATAATTAGTTGCTTTGTCATCCATCTCTGCCGTATGTAAATGTGCAGGAACTTTAGTACCGACTTTCATGAAATCCATTATCTCGGAGTCAGGATTGCCTGCAACATCCACTGACTGATCAAAATCATCAAAGATGGTGATATATTTAAGATCGTCATAACCATCCCAATACTTATTCGCAAATTGTCTCAAAAATATGAGACCCTCGTGGTTAACATTGTACATGGTCTTCAACTCTTCGTCAATTATATGTGGCAAAATGTCCACAGCAATAGGATATAGTAAATTTGATTTACCAACACCAGGTGCACCACGCATCATAACACAGACGGGATCAGCTGTAGCGCCAGTTTTGGACATGGCTAAAGCATTAAATTTTCTCTCTACGCTCCTGAGCGAAGCTAAGCGAGAATTTATGTATTGTCCATATTTGGCTTTATCTTCTCTTAAAAGAGAAAATTGCAATTTTCTCCCATCTGTCATAAGTCTATTGAACAGACGAAAGGTGCCTAGCGACAAAACAACATTGCCAGTGTTGTAATCATTTAAGAATTTGCTGGTTTCTGCATCCCACTGATCTAGTTTTTCACAACCTGTTAATCTCTGCCTATGGATTTTAGTGCCAAAGATCTTCTCTCTAAAGAAATCTATGACACACATAAAGCAGTTGAATACATCGTCCGCTATGGCTAACAGACTGTTTTTCATTCTATCATAATTACATATAAAAGATGTTATCACTGTCTTTTGAATCATTTTAACCATATTGATGTTAAAAACGGAACCGAACAATTCAATCATTAAAGAGGCTATATACTGCATAAAAGACAATTTTGTCTCTTGGTTCTCTGCAGGACCACTTTGAGTTTTGAAAGTTGTCATCTGAGACAGCTTCGATATAATCCTTTCAACATATCCCACACATTCATCTTGTTTCATAACTAA